GTACGCGCACCCGATGTCGAAGAAAATCTTGCATATCGAGGAAATCAAATGTACACGACGGACGAATTAACCAAAGCCGCACGTAAACTTTTCGGCGCAAGTCCTGCGGCGGTTTATGCGGCACTTAAACTTACGGGCAAAAACACATTCGGCCTTGACGAGGCAAAGCGAATCGTCAGGGCTTTTTTAATTCGCGAGGTGAAACCTAATGGCACAAACTTGGCAGCTGGGCGTTGAACCCGTTCGCCCCGGCACCTACTACCGACGCGAGCGCGAAGGAGTGACGGTTGCGGGCGCAATCAACGGCACTTTGGCGGTACTTTTCCAATCGAACTGGGGTCACTTGAACGCGGTCGTCGAGGCCACGCAAGCCGACTTGAACAACTTAAGCGAACTGTTCGGCACGGGCGCGGGCGTCGAAGCGATTCGTCAAGGATTACTCGGCGGCGCAACCACGGTTCGAGCCGTACGCGTCGGCGGCGATGACGGTTCCTGTGCACAAGTCACTTTGAAAACCGTCCCCGTTGAAGTCGACGTTGTCACCCCGAAAAGTCAAACCTGCGCGGTCACCGAAGACAATCGCACGTTCGCGGTACCCGCCGATTTCGACTGGGACAACTTCACGGCCAAAAGCGGCACCGTAGACGTCGAACCGTTTATCGGACTCGGCGAAGGAACGATTACCCTCACTGCGGAGGGCGCACAACACTTAGTCGACGGCACGTTTATTCTTAATTGGAATGTGCATTCGACGGTTGAGCAGGTACTCGACGCGGTCAAGATTGCGGCGCGATTCGAGGGCGCACGCGATTTCACCGTGTCAATCCGCGACAACCTTATCACCGACAAACGGCAGATTTTGATTTACGACGGCACGCAGGTTTTCACGGGCGCAAGTTTCGATTCGGGCGGTGACGAGGCTCAAAAGTTGGTTGAGGCACTGGCAAGCGATAAGTACTTCACGGCGAGCAAACTCAACGCGGGCGAATTGGCCGACGTTACCCAAGTCGAACTGACGGGCGGCCAAAATCCGACGGTCACTGCGGAAAACTATTCCAAAGGCACTGATATTCTGGAGCGTTACGCGTGGAATTGCATTGTGGCCGATTCCGACGACGGCGCAGTCAACGGCATTTTGAGCGCGTACGTCCGTCAAGGCTGGGAGACGGGGCAACTGGGCATGGCGGTTATCGGCGGCAGTAAAACTCAACCCCTCGAAGAGCGTACGAGTTGGGCGGCTTCCTGCAACGATGAAAAAGTTGTTTACGTCTTGAGCGGCTTTTACGACACCGACAACGTTTTGCGCGACGGTTGGCAGGTTGCGGCACGTGTCGCGGGCATGATTGCGGCGTGCGAAACCAATGCGTCAATTACTCACCGCGTCATCAGCGGCGCATTGGCTTTGGCCGAAGACCTTTCAATCGGCGAAATGATTCGTGCCGAGCAAAAAGGTTGCCTTGTCCTAAGTCTCAACGCCGACGACCAAGTTCAAGTCGACAACGCGATTAACACTTTGGTGACCGAGGACGTCGAGCGTGACGCGGGCTGGAAGAAAATTCGCCGCGTGAAATGCCGCTTCGAGTTGATGAGCCGAATTAATTCCACGTGTGATAAGTTGGTCGGCACGGTAAACAACGACACGAACGGCCGCATGACGATTGTAGGGGCGATTCAAAAGGTCTTGAACGAAATGATTGGCGAAACGAAATTGTTCAACGGCTCTTACGCCGAACTTGACCCGCGCTATCAACCCGAAGCCGACAAAGCCCATTTCCTTATCCACGTCGGCGACATCGATTCGCTTGAAAAAATCATGCTTAGTTATCGGTTCAGCTTCAGCAATCCGTTCGAGGAGGTGTAAAGTATGCGTGTCAACAATCGCGGCCCGCAGGACGTTCGCAGGGTTTTCAGCGGCAAGGACGCCGCGCTTTATTCGGAGGCGGGCGAACTGCTTGCCACCATCACCCAGTTTCAGGCGCAGATAAACGTTTCCAACGCGACGTTTAATCCGCTCGGCTCGGCGCAGACTTACAAGCACCTTTTGAGCTACGAAGTCACAATCACCGCGCAGGAAACCGTTATCGAGACGGGTTTGTTCATTCAGGAAATGTACGCGTGGCTAATGCACGGCTTGCCCGTCGACTGGACGCTTCGCAGTCACATTGCGGGCTGGAACAACACCAACGAATCAGTCATTTTCCGCGGCTGTGTACCCGACGGGCAACTTGATTTAGTCAACGCGACGGTCGGGGAACTTTGGGTTCGCAGTTGGAATTTGCACGTGAACAATCCGCCCGAATTGCAAAGCTTGCTTACGGCGGGCGCGTGGCGTTAAGGAGATACATTATGAGCGACATCAATGAACAATCAATCGTCGAGTGTTTGACGGGCGCGGCCAATTACCTTGCCGACAACGGCCGGGCGCACATCGTCATTGAGCGCGCAGGTTTTTCGTTTTACGTTCAGGGCGTCAACGAAGACCAAACCGCCAAATGCCGACGGTTGGCGACGAAAAATCGCGGGCGACGCGATGAAGAGGTTGACTGGAGCCGATACGCCGCGCAGTTGATTTACGAGGCGACCGTTCCCGACGACAAAAAGCGGCTGTGGGACAACAAGGCCGTCTGGGACAAGTTGAATTGCGTCACGGGCTCCGACGTTATCTTTAAGTGTCTCACGCCCGCAGAACGCGCCAAAATCGTCACGGCCATTGAAAACCTTTCGGGTTACGACGACACCGACCTTGACGGCATAATAAAAAACTGATTGAGGCGGGCGGGCAACTGCGGTTTTACTACGCGCTGTTCGTCAAGCACAATATGCTCCCCCGCGATTTTGCGAAGCTTGACTGGGTGACGCGGGCATTTTTACGGGCGTGTATTCGTGCCGAACTCGAAGAATCACACAGACAATCTTGACGGAGACCGCCGAACGCGTTACTATGGCCGAAAAAGGCGGTGTACCATGCGAGTTTCGGAGTTCAAAAAATTAATTGCGGCAATCGGCTGTTTCAAAGAGCGCGAGGGTGGCAATCATGAAATTTGGCGCAGTCCCGTTACGGGTAACCAATTTCGACTGTCGCGCGACGCCAACAAAGATTTAACGCCGAAAGCCGAACATCAACTTCGCAAACTCGCAGGTTTGAAGTGAACCGCCGAAGGAGCGATTGACATGCAATGCGTGTACCCTGCGCAGTTTTACTTCGAGGACGGCGGCCGTTTCAGCGTGGTTTTCGTCGACTTCCCCGGTTGCGTCACTCAAGGTGAAAATCTTTACGACGCGCTTACGGAAGCCAAAGACGCGCTGGAATTCTGGTTGAGCACACTTGAGGACGACGGCAAAACCATTCCGCCCGCGACCGATTTCAAACAGCTTAAGGTTGACGGCGAACAATTCCCCGTGCCGATTCCCGCCGATACCGACGCTTGGCGGCATAAAAATCGTCGGACTTAACAACACGGCTCGCACATCGCGGGCTTTTTTGATTGGGAGGTGAACGCCTTGGCGAGTAAAGTAATTGAGGTAATTGTGCGCTTGAACGACCAGGCGTCACCTGCGGCGGCCGCAATCGCTTCAAAATTTTTGGCGACGGAACGCGCGATACAGCGGTGCGCAAACAGAATGAAGTCGTTCGCCTCCGCAAAGTACCAGGCGGCAATCAGCTTGATTGACCGCGTGACGCCCGAAGGAAGCCGTATCAACAGCGTTCTAAAGGCGATGGCCGGGCGTGCGTATCGCTTGACGGTTTCCGTCACTGACGGCGCGTCAAGCAAACTCCAAAGTCTCAACGCGCTTTGTGCACGACTGGCAAGCCGAGCCGTCACGATAACCGCCAACGTCAAGGACAACGCGTCGAAAAAACTTTCGGGCTTAACCGAAGGTATCATGCAAGGCGCGGGCGTTTTTGCTCCGATACTTGGCGCCGCCGGTTTGGGCTTTGGTGTCGCCAATGCCGCGCAAGCTTCGATGGATTTTGAAAAGCAAATGTCGCGCGTACAGGCAATTTCGGGTCTGTCCAAGGATTCCGAAGAATATCAATCGCTGGTTGACAAAGCAAAGGAAATGGGCGCAACGACGGCCTTCACGCGTACCGAAGCCGCACAAGCACAGGAGTACATGGCAATGGCGGGCTGGTCACCGACGCAGATGAACGCCGCGCTCAAACCGCTTATGGACTTGGCGGCCGCGGGCGGCACCGACCTTGCGACGACCGCAGATATTTTGACCGACACATTAAGCGGCTTTACCATCAAGGCCAACGAAACTTTCAAGCTTGCCAACGGTCAACAAGTCAACGCGGCCGAACATTACGCGGACATGTTCGCCGCCACAATCACAAGTTCGAACACCAACACCCAACAGCTCGGCGAAGCGCTCAAATATTCGTCGTCGGTCGTCGGTGCAATGTACGCCGACAAGGACATCCAAACCCGCATGAACGCCGCGCAGGACGCAATGGTCATGACGGGCT